ATGATTGCTACAAAAGAACTTTCAGGATATTTAGATGAATATCTTGAAGAAAAACAAGAGATAAAGAACCTAACCTCAGAAACAATTAAAAAACAAACATTTAATATTAATCAGTTTATCAATTACCTTGAAAATGAAGGAATTGAAGAACTGGACAGCACAAATGTTAAAAAACAACTAAGACACTACCGTAGATACTGTCTTAAAGGTAGAGGCAATAAAAGGACAACAGTAAAAACATACATGATGAATATTTTAGAATTCATCAACTCTGAGGAAGTTCAAGAAGAAATACAGCATGATCCCATTAAAATGAAGGATATTATTGAAGTTAAAGTCGAAGATCCTGAAACTGCTAAAAAAAGAATTGAAAAAATAAGCTTAAATAGCCAGCAAAGTGATTTCCTACTTGAAACAATAAAATTAAGCGGAAATGCAAGGGATTATGCAATCTGTTCTACATTTCTTGACTCTGGAATTAGGTTAAAAGAGTTGGTTGGGCTTAATAAAAGTGACATTCAAGTTCCATTAGATGAAAATGGTTTTTATATATTACCTGATGACGTAAATAGCTATATAGAACTACATCTACGTGCAGAAACAACAAAAGGACAGTCTAAGGACCGCACTACATTTATAACCTATGATACATTAGCCAGTATTAATGATATGATTTATGACCGTATAACAAAACTTAGAAAAAATACTTATGATGTCTACAGACCCGTTATTCAGCGAAAAAAAGCTGAAGCTGAGAAAACCCGTGAAGAACTTTTTTTAAATCAAAAGGGAAAACGTATAGGAAAACGTGCAGTCCAAGATGTGATAAAAAAGTATGCTAAGTTAAGTGATGAGAGAATAGCTAATGAAAATATAGATTGTCCGGTAAATTACGGGAAAAATGTTAGTGTTCATATTCTCAGACACACTGCACTAAGCCATTATGCTGAAATCCTTACAGTAGCTGAGGTTCAAAGTATAGCTGGACATAGTAACAGCCAAACAACTGATAAATATATTCACGTTGATCGTGAGCATATTAAACAAAAATTAAAACTTAATAATATGAAAGCTATGTAATTTAGCTTTCTTTTAAATCTTTTTTTATGAAACTGCCATATATTAACAGCCTGACCTATATCATGTTAACTCATTTAGCAAGTTTTTCTTTTATAAATTTCATGAAAATTATAAATTTTTAGTTGAATATCTGTTCATATTCTGATTTAAGCTAAATAACAATATAATATTTGTTTTTATCTTTAAAATTAGTATAATAATATTTATTCTATTTAAATATCATTAATTAAATATTTAAATATAAAATAAGTTTATTTAAGGTCTTTTTTTATAAGATTTATTAAATCTTAAATATTATATGAGTCGGCATTAGTATGCCGAATATTTCTGTATTTACAGACAAAATATAAATAAGATAAATTAGTTAAATAGCTATTATAAGTATAATTACTATAATAAGTAAAACACTAATACCACTATTAATATATGTTATAGCTATTCATATTAAATAACTACTATCTGTAAAATATATAAATAATATATTATACCCCTAATACTCAAATCATATTTTATTAATTTTTAACTGAAATTTTAAGTAAAAATTGGTCTAAATTATCAGCTCCATATATATGTAACTAATACAAAAATACTATTTTAATCAATACTTTCATTAAACCAATACTTTCAACCAATAATTTGAGTACTTTTTATTAAATTTATTAATTTTTATTTTATAAATTGCACTATAAAATAATTTCCCACAAAAAAAGAAAAAAGGAATTATGAAATCCCTTAATCATCATAATACTCTCCATTACTTCTGTATTTTACTGTTGAACCATAAGTATTAATATAATCCTGGCTATGGTATCCATGTCTGTCAGGCATGTCTCCACTACCTATAGGTCTTCCAGAAGCTTTATCATATAAAACATAACCTTCCCCATCACTATCCTGTTTACTGTACCATGTATCACCTTCACAAACCCAATCAGAATGAGGATCCTCAGATTGTGAAGATGCAGAAGAATATGATTTATGTTCATCAGATACTGGCTGAACATCAGCAGTATCATTAGTAGTGTTATTAGTAATATTTGCAGTATTATTTAATGTTGTATTATTTGCTTGTTCATTACTTAGTGAAACAGTATAAATCAAACCACCGATAAGGCAGCACACAATCAGTATAAGTATGGCTATAATAGTTCTTTCATTGTCCATCTCTTCACCAAAATTACATATTTAAAATATGATAAAAAATATCATACTTAGAATATTATTATATTGTTTATACTATTTAAACACATATTACTCATTAATATCAGTTAAAATCTCTTCTATTTCCAAAAGATTATTGGGAAAATAGATTTTTTTCTGCTTATCTGATGTAGATAAACCCATTTCAATCATATGATCCAAAAGAACTTTCAGGTTATCATAATATCCATTAAGATTATATACAATACATGGAGCATTTATCTGTTTTAGGGCAACTTTAGTCATTATTTCAGTTATTTCATCTAAAGTACCGGTACCTCCCGGAAAAGCAATGAAAGCATCTCCAAGCTCAATCATTTTTCTCTTTCTATCCTGCAGATCACTGGTTATTATAAGTTCGCTTAAATTTTCATGCTGCAGGTTATCGTCTATAAAAAACTCAGGTTCAACACCAATTGCCATACCTTCAGCATTCAGGACACTGTCTGCAAGTTCCCCCATCAATCCTATTTTTGAACCGCCATAAACAAGTATATGATTATTTTCAGCAATCCACACACCAAGTTCCCTTACAGCTTCTTTCAGAAAGGGGTCACTACCTTCATGTGATCCAAGATATACAGTAATTTTCATCAAATTGCACCTATTATGTTATATATGCTCCAAATTCTCTTAAATTCCAAAAATAAATAATATAAATGAAATTACAGGTATAATTACACCATGTTTAAAAGTTTTTTCATCACTGATTAATTTCAGAGACACATAAACAGACAGCATAATTGACAATAACGGATATAGCAATGTCCTGTCAGAGTTTATTAACCTAACATTTAACCATGCGGAAAATAGGGAAACTAAAAGTATTAAAACTGTCAAATAACCGATTCCTATTAATGCATATCTTTTATTTTTTTCATAATCACTGCAGGCATCAGTTTGAGTATTTGAATCATAATTATCTATTTTTGTTCCACATTCCTGACAGAATTTAGAATCCTTTTCAACTAATACACCACAATTAGGACAATTAACCATAAAAACATCCCTCCATTTGTTTTTATTTATCTTGTTAACAATATATAATAATTATGTTTTGAAAACAGGTGAAAACATGATTTTCATTTAATGATATTGCAGAGCAGGGCTTTTTTAAAAAACAGAAACTGTCAAAACAGCATTTTGTCTGATTTAACAAAAATTAAAAATATAAAAAAGGTAGAAAAAATATCTTAGGTAATTTTTCTAATTAATACTGAAGTATTGTTTGTATTGCCTGTAGGCAGGAGCATTACTTCCTTATGGAATCCCCTGGTGTCTTTTTCAGTAACAGGAGAGTATAAAATAGCTCTCATACCGGTGTAGGTTCTATAAAGAACAGGTGTTTTTTCACTTACCACATCCCAAATATTGGAAAATACCCTTTCTTTAGGTTCTGCAAAAGCAGCTACCATCAAAATATCATAATCCAAATCAGCTATTGTATTTTCATTACCTATAACAATTTTAATATCGTTATCAAGGTTTAATTTTTTCAAAACTTTTCTGGATAACTGGGCTACATCTTCCTGCTGTTCAATTCCAATACATTTACATCCGAATACTTCATTGAACATAATTAAAGTTAAAGGCAGCGGTCCGCTTCCCAGAAATAAAAAGGTTTTTTCATCATTGAATTTAGCTAATTTACTTTCATTATTAATTAATCCTATATAACGCTCATAAAAGTGAAAAGAGTCAAGTACTTCTCTTGGATTATCTGAGTTAAGTATTTTTAATGCATTTTCCATTTCCAGTCTGGCACCGACATAAACATAAAACTTACGGATTAATTTTAATGCACGGTTCATCTTTTCATCATCAAGAATATGTTTAGCAGAGTCAAAATCGATTGTTTTATCATGTGCAATAACTTCAACTTCATCTAAAATCTCAATAACCTCATCGATAGCAACATCATCCAAAGCGTCCATATCATCATCAAGATTGCCGAAATTGGAAAGTTTATCAGCTATTTCTTCAATTTTACCCCAATATTTATAACAACTCATAATATCACGATATTTTTTCAAATTAAATAACAAATTATATATAGTATTTTCTAGTTTATTATATATTAAAGTTTAGTATATGATAATAAAGTATTACTAAAGCTTCAATTTAAGAAATAAAGTAATACTTTCATTTTTTTAAAAAATAAAGTATTAAAAATAGATTAAAATTTTCAAAAAAGTAATACATTTAATGGAGGGGCAAAAAGTGAACTTTAAAATTATTCAACTGTCTGACAATATTTGTGAAAAAACCAGAACTCAGGAGTTTTTATTTAAGCAGATCAAAAAAGAATACGGATACGGATATGTGCCGGAATATCATAAAGACATAATGAAACTAAATGAATATTACATAAATCCGAGAAAAAATAATTTGTTCCTGGCAAAAAATTCTGAAAATGATGAAATAATAGCTACAATAGCTGTAAGAGGCTATGACAAAAAATTCAGAGAATTTGAAGGCTTATATAATAAAGAAGATACTGCAAGCATCTGGAGATTATATGTTGATGAAAAATACAGAAGACTGGGTCTTGCAACAAAACTGTTCAAACTAGTAGAGTCATTTAGCTATTTAAACAGCTATAAAGAAATTTATCTCCACACCCATAAAAATTTAAATGGGGGATTAAACTTTTGGAAAAAAATGGGATTTGAAACAACTGTAGATACAAACAATGACCTTCAGACAGTCCATATGATTAAAAAATTACCTAAGTTCAAACTCAATAATGTTCAATCCAGCCATAACTTAGCTATTGAATCTTTAACTCTTTAGATTATTATTTCCCTATCAGTTGTTATGTTATCTGCCATATAATTGATATGACCTCTTCTGGCTGTTTTTTAACATTGAAAAATATGTTTAGTTTATGGCCTGCAACTGAATTATTATATTCTGCATTTAATTTATTATGCATTCCTTCGCTTATGGTATATTTTCTTCCGTCATCTCCAACAATCCAGTAAGCTTTGGAAAAATCAGGACCGAACTGTGTAAATTCATCAACAGTAACTGTGTTATTGTGATGTCCGATTTCATCTATTTCCTCATTGAATTTGGCATCATGGAGAGTATCCAATAAAAATCCGCTTGCACCAAATATTATGGCAAAAAGTATTACTGCTCCAACTACGGAAGAAACAGAGTTTCCAATAATAAACTCTTTTTTTGAAGTCTCATTTTTATAATCTCTTCCATTAACAATAAATGCAAATATAAAACATGCCAAAAATATATATTCAATGTCTATTTCTAAAAATACTGCAAAATAAATCATTAAAAGAATGAAAATCCCCAGTATGACCAGACTAAAATCTACTTTCATATATTATAGTTACATATGATTTAATAAATAGTTTAGGCATATCTTAACGGAAAATTGCCATTTTTGAGTATGATAAATCAGGCACATTACAGTAATGGGGATTATTTTCAGAAAATTATTTTTTTCCCATTTCATTGGAATAACTTCATAATATTATCTCATTCTAGCGAAAACATGATATTTTTTCTAAAACTTCACCTGCAACTGCTTCATCTTAAAATAATTCATATATTTTTGATAATAATGATTTGTCATTTTTTGAGATTTGTTTTAATTGATTTAAAATGTTTAAATAGTATGGTTGAGTGTAATGTACTTGTCCTAATCCCCATTCATGATTTTCATCCAGTATTCTTTCTTTTTTAATTTTAAGGGTGATTACATCTTTTTGCTTTTTTAATATATTATCTACTTTTTTTAAAAGTTTATTGGTGTTTTTTGCATTGGATTTAAAATTTTTATTTACTTCTATCTTATTATCATTTTTAAGTATTTTATAACCTAATCGAACGGGATTTAAAATTATTTGTGAATTTGGTGATTCTTTTTGAATATGATCTAAAAATAAGCCCATATTTTTTTTGTATAATTTTAAATAAGTGTTTGGGTCATTATACATATTGATTTTTGTGTATGGTTTAATTTCAGTATGAAATTTTGTTTTTGGCAAATCCCAGTAATTATTTGTAATAAAACAGTTTTCATATTTTATTATACCAAAAATCACTTCAAAATAATTATCAATTAAAATATAATCTGGTTTAAACTTTTTTACTTCTGCTAAAAAGTTCTTAGTTAAATCTTGATTAATAAAGTGTTCCTGCTTTATTCACCCTATTTTCTGGCAATATTTGGGATATCCTGATTTTTAAAGGATACTGGTTCTTGCATAAGACTTATTATTGAACCTCTTTGTGATGAAATAGAGCAATTAAAATATTTTTTATAATCTGGATTTATGCCACTGTAAAAATTATCTCTACTTGCACATGAGCCAAAAACAGCAATATTGTATATCATAATATAATTTATTTTTTTATTGTATTATTATTTTTTTATTTTTATTTTAAACTACTTTAAAAAAGATTGTAGAGAAGAAAATGTAATAACAATGCTTTGTTTGATGATGAATGGATTATCTTTAAATATTTTAATTCAACAGAATAAAGACTATTTTTTAAAGGAAAGTGAAAAAACATGGAGTTAACTTTTAATTAAATATTTTCGAAATAAACATACGAATAAAAGAGCTAGTGAATTTGTAAAAAATTATATGTCTAAAAACAAACAATATAATATTGAAGTTCAATAGGTGGTTTTATGAATAAATATGAAAGTATGACTTGGGAAGAACTTAGAGAGTTACCTTCTGATGAGTTTTATAAAATACCTAAAACATATCTTGATCAAGCAGTCACAGAATATTATAAAAGAGTGCTTCCTGAAGAAAGTGAAATATTTGTTGATGATTCTATATTATTATTTGAAGAACCATATGAAAATTCAGAAGACTTATTCTATGATATCTTACCATTAGATGATGGAAAACTGATTAAATTGTATATTCATAAAGCTAATATTGGATTTATTGAAAGGAAGAGAGATTATGCTTCCCATTATCTTGAGCAAGTTTTTGATAATCAAAATAATTTAATTAGCGAAATTATTAAAGAAAATCCATACTACAAAAAATAATATTTTTTTATATGATATACTAACAATACTGGGGGTTCATTAGCATGGTTGAAAAATTGATTCCTAAATATGACTTTGTTAAAAATTGGTCTGAAGATCAATTAAGAGATTTCATTACAACACCTTCAGGTTTACCACATAGATTAATGAGTATTGTACGTGAAGTTATTCCTAATATTAATAGATTAAGATTAATTCAATATATTGAACATCCAGAGTTTGAATCTTTAGATCAGGATGAAAGAGCTGTAACTCATAGATTAAAATATGAGGGAAAACACAAAGAAGCTAGGGAATATCATATACAATATGCTTTAGATTTTCTTGATAAATACCCTCAATTTAAACCTATGGTTAAAATTGTTGAATAAATTTATTTTATTTTTTTGTTAAATTTTAATTGCATCTTTTCGAAAGAAATATACAATAATATAAATTATAAAATGTCTTTTATTTTTTTACAAAAGATAAATTATAAAATTTTATCCACTTCAATATATAGGAGTGGAAAAATAGAAAAAAAGAAATGAATTAATATCTACTCAAAACAACAACAAAATTATTTTCAACACCAAATTTTTTACAAAAATAATATAACTCTTGTGAAATATTTCTTCCTAGTTTATTAAATTGCTCTTCAGATAATTCTTTTTTAATTTTAAAGATAAATTCAAAAGTAATAAAAAATCCTTTAGGGAGAACATGTAAATTACAATCTAATAATTCTTCATATTTAGAAACAATATTTAATGCATAATCATATAATTCATCATAATATTTAGAACTATTCATGTTTTTACTCCTATTCTTTTTAATTCTCTTTTCACAGTTCTTTCCTCCAAACCAAAATCACTCAAAGCATGCTGTGAAAGAAATGTTGTACCAGGCTCCCTTAATTCATTACTAATTAATTTTCTACATTTTTGTTGATACTTTGCTTTCTGTTCACGTATCGCCCAAATCCTGCAAACTTCCCTGCAATACATAGTTTTGTTTTCAAATTTAATAAATACCCTACCACAATATTACATTTTGAAATATAAAATTGTGTTTGTAATCATATAATGTTAAATTTTAATTACATCTTTTTGAAGCAAACATACATTTTAAATTGAAAAAATTTTTCTTAAAAGTTTAGAAATAGGATTAATAGTAGATTGATGTTTATTAGGTGTAGGAGGAACATAAACATAATCTTCATCAATAATAAACAAAGGAGTAAAATAAGGATATTTCCTAAGGAAAATTTCACATTCCCAATCAGAAACTTCCTCCCAAGATAAATCCTCATCACTAAATTTTATTTGTTTTTCACGAGAATGGTTAAACTGATTATCAAATTGAAGAGCCTTATTATCTCCTCCTACTGCTAAACTAATTTCAGTGGGTAATTCAAATTGAATAACACTAGGAATCCAATCTTTAAAATTTATAAGTGCATCATAATACTCAGGTAATAATTCTTTATTAATTTCATATTTCATTACTGCTCACCTAACTCATACATTTATTATTATTGCAAGTTTTTTTCCATGATTTTTATGATTTTTTAGAAAAGCATTTCCAAATTATAAACTGGGATTATCAATAATCTCCTATCAGAAAAAATATACTCTGGGTCCATTATACCTTGTTTTTCAGGATAATCATATTTATAACAATCACTTTTATATAAATTTTTAATAAAATCTGGATCGTTTTTTAATAATTCTTCATTTAAAAATTCTAGCTTTTCTTCTTTAGTAGCATAATTTCCTGTTTCTAGAAATAGTTCAATAACTCTTTTTTCATATTCTTTATAAGTCATGGGATATTTTTTTTCTTTCATTTTTTCATCACCTTATCCCTCATTTTTTCAGTATCATCATAATCTTTACCTTTATACTTATCATTACTTATAAAGTCCTCATCAGATAAATATTCGCTTTGTTTTCCTGTGTATTCAAAGAAAATAATAGGCTCTTTCTCATATTCTTCAGGGTTTGTTTTGTGTCCTTTTTTCCAGTCAAATTTTAATTGCATCTTTTTGAAGCAAACATACTTGTCAAATAATGATAATACGAAGCTAATTGTACAATAACATATGATAAAATATTTTTTATAAGTGTTTTATTACAAGACCACAATTTTTACAAACAAATTCAGCACACCACTCATCATAATAAACCTTCTTACAGTCCCTTTTATGTTTCTTGCAAGAAGGACACTCTATTTCAGCATGCTTCAGGTTTTTAAAAAGTGTAGTTGCATCCAAATAATATTATCCTCCCATATATAATTATAATAATGTCTTTTATTTTTTTTTCACAAAAAAGATAAAATTATAAAATATTTTATCCCCTTCAATATATAGGAGTGGAAAAATAGAAAAAAAAAGAAATGAATTAATATCTACTCAAAACATAAATATATGGCTGAGGATAAACTTCATTTAATATTTCATAAGCAGCATTAACAATATCTATATTAATTAAATAATTTAATAAACCAAAATCATCAAAATCTAGGTTTTCATTTGCTTTAATTAAAAATTCTACCTTTGCTTCTAATACATCAGGCAATATGTGCATTGTACACTTCTCTAAACCATCATATTTTGGGATTAATTCATTATTAATATATTCGTATAATTTCTTTAAATCTTCCATGTTCTCCATTATATTTTTACTCCTATTCTTTTTAATTCTCTTTTCACAGTTCTTTCCTCCAAACCAAAATCACTCAAAGCATGCTGTGAAAGAAATGTTGTACCAGGCTCCCTTAACTCATTACTAATTAACTCCCCATCATTAATTAATTTCCTACGTTTTTGTTGATACTTTGCTTTCTGCTCACGTACCGCCCAGGTCCTGCAAGCTTCCCTGCAATACCCTGTTTTATTCTCAAACTTAATAAATACTCTGCCACAGTATTTGCATTTGCTGATGTAGAATCTTGTTTGTGGATCATTTAATGTTTTCTTCAATAACATCCTATCATCTTTCTAAATTTTTAGATAGTAAGTTTTTCTTCACTTCAAAAACAAACATGTGAAAAGGTAAAATTTTACCCTGATATTTCACATATTCATTAATTACTTGTGATTTTTTTAATGCTTCATGTATGGTTTCCTGTTTTAATTCTTCACTTATGCATTCAAAATTGGAGACTGTTCTACTTAAACTAATGTATACTCTTTCATATAGATTAAAGTTATTGTTTTCCACATTCTCCACCACAACAAGAAACTGAATTTTCAGAAGTATTGAATTTACCCTCTTCAATCATTTCAATCAACTCATTAAGAATACGAGTAACATTCATCAAAGTATTAAGATTAATACTATGAATTATAACATCATTATACTCCATGTCTCTCAAACTACCTGTGCATTCTTTATAAGTAGTAAAAGATTGTTCTTCAAATTCTCTGCTTCTTGTTTTAATAAAATATAGTAATAATTTCTCATCAATCATGCATATTTATCCTCCATGTATTTTTTAACTTCTTTCATAAAAACTCCTGATTACAATATAACCTATCTTAATCATCAAAAAAATCAGTGAGACATAACACTAAACAACAACTAATAATTACACTTACACTAAAAACTACCCAACCATCCATCATACTATATTCTCCCCCCATTATCTCCAACTTGTTATTAACTCATACTCCTCAGGAGTTAACTTCTGTTTTAACCTTTCATCAAAACTTCTTACATCTCTAGGATTATTTTCATCCCAGCAAGACTCAATCTTGGCAGTTAATTCATTAATTTCTTCATTATTCATTTTCAATATCCTCCTATTTAATTTTGAAAGGTTGTAATGGTAGTGTTGGTCTTTCAAATATAATCTGAAACAAAACAGTATCCCCACATATATCTGGATAAATACTTTTTAACTCATGTTTCAACAAATCAACATGCCTATAACCTTCAAACCAAGCATGATTATGTTTCAAATCTTTAAATCTAACCTGTTCAACTCTCCGTACTACCCGAAGCAGACAAAAACCCGTCCCCTCAAACCAACATTCTACAAGGTCACCTTTTTTCAATCCTTTATCAGATTTTCTTATTGTAGCCATTTTTTCCTACTTCTTAAAGGTTCAAAGAAATACGGTTTAAACTTCAATGTTTTCATTTTTATCAACTTCCTTTTTTACATATCTTTGCTTCTTTTTTATCATCATCCAACACTATATTATGTTCTTTTAGGTATGATTTTCCAAATAATTCTTCAGCATGTTTACATAACAGATAAGAATCAATTACTCCTTCAGCAGATATTATTCCTTCTTTTTCTAATTTTTCAAGTATATCATTACAACTCATTTTTGGATCTCCTTTTTATTCCGGACTGGTTGTCTTTGACTTGGTTCCGCTACACCATACTTACTTAACAAATAATTTTGCTTATGATTCCTCACTGTTTCAATTGCCGTGTCTATAAGTAAACTCCATTTAAAACTCTCATGCTTATCTCTTAATACCTCATGCCATACATCCTTCATGATTCCACCTTTTCTAAAACAGTAAACCTACCATTACTACGACGCCTAACATGATCCTCACACCTAATACGATTTATAAATTTCTCTCTCCTATAACTAGTCAAACCATACTGCTCCTGCAACCTACAAACACCAACACTTAAATTCTCAAGATAATCTTTCCTGAATTTCTGATACTTTTCCTCATCCTTACTAACATCATAATCAGTTTCAACAATATTAAAAACTACTTTACCCATTATCCTCACCAACACACAATATCTAATTTTTCAAAAACATTATAACCCAAATCAGTTAAACGTACCTCTTTTCTTCTTTTACTATCTGGATCAACATACTCCACTAAACCTTTATCAATCAAATCATACACTGCATGATAAGTTGAACTTGTACAATACTTCCCTTTCTTTTCTCCTAATTTACATATTTGAGAAATTTCTTTTTGTGCCAATTCCATGAATACTTTTTTTCGTAATCTTCCCAGTTTCACAAACTGAGCCAAAATTACCAAATCATCAACCATACACACATCACCTTATAATATATAAATAGTGATATTATTTCACTCCTTCAGCATAGTTTACTAAGTTTAATCCTTCATTAATTACACAACCCACCAATACATCAAAAGACACTTGTTGTTGTTTGCTAATATTCTTCAGCTGATTTTTCCCAACAAAACCTAAACGTTCATGTATACGCTGAACGGTATCCATTGCATTATCATATTCATTATTGTCTTGTTTTTCATTTTTTAATCTCTCTTCACGTATTTTACATAATTGTGATTCCAAAACATTTATTTCATCTTGATGTTTTGCAATTTTTTTTCTTAGTTCTGTTTCTTTATCATCAGACAATCCTATTGCTTTTCTCAACTGTTCTTCAACAAATTCACTTCGACCTTGAGGTAATTTTTCTTTTGCTTGTTCCCATATCATGGAATCAATTGTTAATGTTACTGATTTTTTCATAATGTTTGCACTCCATTTAAAAAAAATTATATGTAAACTTTAAAGTTTACATTTTCAAATTGATTCTGTTGCTGTTTACATTTGTTTACATTTGTACACTTGTTTACACATGTGGATTTCCACAGGTTCCTCGCTAGAATGTAAACCTTCAAGTTTACCTAAAAGTTGATCACGCTCCATCTCCAAAGCAATCAAATCAAGCTTCACCTCACGAATTTCCTTATCCAACTCACCAATCTCAAACTCCAATCTCCCTTTTGATGAAAGCAACGTATTTAACCCCACTTCCACAGCAGAACGAACAGAAATATTATGCTTCTCCAAAAGCTTCTTACAACGACTAGTAACCTTAGCAGAAACAGTCTCAGGAAAATCAACACTCTTCATAAAATAATCCCCTCAAAATCTTTTTACATTCTCGTATATGTTTACACTCATGTTTACGGTAATAATAATCTTCACAGCTACACCACCAACCATCCACATCATCATAATTCACAGTATTACTACCCGTACTGCCTGATGATTTAAATTGTGCGAAAACTAATTCCACACAAACAGGATTATTGGAGGTTATGCTTTAGCCTCCTTTTCCTGCTTTTTAAACCATTCGAAAACAGCTTTACTTTCAACTTCATCGATTTCTTTCTTTTTAAGCATATTCCTACGAGTGAGATTAATCCTTACTGGAGTGATTGGTATTGTACTGTCTTTTTTATGAATATGTGCTTTTATTTTGTTTAAAACCTCATCCACATCCACTTCTTTTTTAGATGTATTAGTTTCCTTTTTTACACCCGCATTATTAGTGTTTGAATCTACAATATCCTTCTCCATGATTAAAAACATGTTCATCAACAGATATCTCTTTAAATAAGTGATGTATGCTCCAGTAGACTGAATTTTATTAGTACCTCTGTTAATTGCTTCAAGTTCAGGGAACGGTACCCTGATACTGACCTCACCTTTCTCAGGATTCCAATCTTTTAACTTTAACACACCATGCTCAGTAAAACTAAACATGATGGTTGTTTCATATTTAATAGTTAAAGGTATGATTTTTTGAAGAAGATCCTCCAACTCAAAATAATCATACTTCTGAAACTTATTCTCCCCACTCTTACTAAATGAAGTATTCATTACTTCTTCCTGTATTCTAGCTAATTTTTCATAAATACTCATACTACCTATATTATGACTTAAATCCTGAACTTCACCCATTTATAATACCCCCATCATCTAAATCATGGTATTCATCATCAATACTGTAATACTCATCATCCTGTAACTCACCAATAATCTCCAACACTTTAGATTCCTCAATATTTTCTAAAGATGCTTGAGAGTGTGGAATGAAACCTTTTGACACCCAGTATTTATGATACTGGATTTCACCCCCACACAGTTCCTGTAAAGTATCCATAATATCACGTGTTTTCTCATAAGTACTGTCATGAAAAACAATTACAGATAAGAAAATACCATGTAAGTTTCCATGGGCAGAAATATGTCCACCCATTTTTTCAACAATTCCTAATAATTGATTGTAAAACTTGTTTTGCTGATCATAAGTAATCATACTAAACACCCATTAGTGTAGGGATCCATCTGTCCCACAATACAGAATGCAAAAATGAATAATAAAATTATTAAAATTATTCCTTTTGCAAAGATTATTTCCACTTCATATTTTTCTCTCCAGGACACTTTTTTATGAAGTCTAACTGGAGTAGGTTTATTGTTGAAGAGACTCATAATTGAGCCTCCAACACTTTATACTTAACTTCTTTTTTCATACCAGGAGTATTAAGGAAATCTTTCAATTCCCTTAACCTGGTTTGTTCTTCAACATACTCTGCATACTCAGCATATAATGTTTCGAACAATTCTCTTTGTTCAGGATATTCCTGTGCTAGAAATACGAACAGTTCATCTATTTCACAGTAATCTTTGTACTGTGACTGGTTGATCCTGTATAAGGCATTACCAATCTTGTTTTCATTTTTCCAAAATTCAGGAGTGAACATTCATTTACCCCCGTAAGCTAGTTCACCTGCACGAGCAAATTCCAACATTTGCTCATCAGACAATTCATAGATTTGAAATTGCTTATATTCATCAGCCAACCTATGATCTATTTCTTCCTGAGTTTCATAATCCTCAGACAATAATATCTGTTCAAGATAATCAAACTCGACCTCATCTTCAGGTGGAGTAATCGTATACATTGAGTTGTTGTATTTGCAACTCATACGCCCACACTCCTGAATTTCTGGAGTCCTTCTTTGAGGATTTTATTTTCCTCTTGAAGTTTTTTCGCTTTTAAAAATACATGTTCCACTTCTTCTTTGGAAGTTAACCTTCCAAAAACTTCAATCTTATCCATTTAAATCACTTTGCGGTTTTTAAAAGAAAAAATCGTGCTCCAACACGATTTTTCTTCTTCAAATAACTATTGCATTTCATCATATATAAATATTTGTATTGATTTCTGTAAGATTTTATTATAATATTAAGAAAGATATATGTATAATAAACAATAAAAATATATGTAAACTTAAATAAAAAAGGAGATATGAAAGTGAGTTTTAAATCAAAAATGACCTATAATGCAGGGAGTATGAAAACTGTAATCCCTGCGGGACTAGTCCAATTATTGCAATATGAAGCTGGAGACTCCCTTAAATGGGATGTTAACATCACAGAACATGGTGCAGAAGTAACTATTAAAAGAATTCCAAAAGAAGATAAATAAACCTTTTATTAAACTTATTTTTAAAAACAATAAATTTAAATATTTATCTTTATAGATATCTTTAATGGTTACTAAAATTTAAATTACTTTGCGGTATCTATTTTTTATCGTAACCTTTAGGTTGGTTGAGTAGTAGGTTGCTCCAACAACCGTTTGAATCTCAATCAATCTAAGAATACATATAATATTTATGTTTTAACTCTGTTTTTATTAGTATATTAATATTTTATTAACCCCCATTTGAAAAATAATATTTTTAGTAAATATTAAATATATTCTCTACCCATATATTAAAATTGGTTACTAAAATTATATCACTCATCTAGTGTACTATTTTTTTTGTAGCCTCTAGTTTTTGAGAGGCGAGATGTTGCCGCATCACAGACCCCCTCATCAACTAGGAATTACATTTACTTATTTTTCAATAAATTTTAAATATATTCTCTACCCATATATTAAAATTGGTTACTAAAAATTTTCTCACTTGTTAGGTTAGACTTTTTTTATCGTAGCCAGTGTTAGGTGTGAGGAACTGCCATTCCTACGACCACCTACACTTTATACATAATTTACTTATTTTGCATTTAATTGTTCTTTTTCAACCTTTTTTTGTTCTGATAACATCATAAAATATGTAAAGTATAATCTATTTAATTTTAAAATAACATTAAATAATTTTTGAACATCATTTTAATTTTTAGTTACTTTTCTCTCCTAATTCAATGTAATTATCTTCTTTTTTCTTGGGGATTTTTCGTTTTCTTTTCTTTTCTTTTTTTGTTTCCCTTTTAACCAAAATCAATAACCCCTTTTTTTTACAAATTTAAAAATTTTTAAATAAACTTTTTATTCTCTTTTCGCCCATTTCATTATTGAATTATCTTCATTAACTATAGGTATTTTCCGTCTTCTTTTTTTCTTTTTATTATCCTTATCTTTCTTATTCATAAGTTTAAAACTCCAAAAACAATAACTGAAATCATTGTGAAAACAACACCAATGATTAATAAGTAGTAAGCATATGATACTTTTCTTGTTTTAGAAGCTAAAAGTTGACTATTCTGCTTAATAGAACTAGTATAATATGCAAGAGAATTTTCAATATATTCATCAGTAGAAAGCTCTTGCTCATAATAATCTGTTACCCTTTCAAGATTAGGATAAATAATAAATTTCCTAAGCCTAACAGTATCAATAAAAAATATTATAGAAATAAAATAACAAATCAAACCCATGATACAAGCAACTAAACCTATATGATTACTGGTTAATGTTGGTAAAAACAAAGTAGCTTGTAATGTAAACATTGTTCCAATTAACATAACCATATTATGTGATTTATTATCCACATTTTTGTAAGCTTCATCAATTATTTCATATGCTTTACCCATTTCTTCTACATAGATCATGTCATCCAT